CTCATTCATTCATGGAGTATTTATGCCCGACTTAAAATCAGCCCTTTCCGCAGTAGCAAATCAAATCTCTTTCGACGACATAGATGAAGTCGATACAAACCCCAAGCACACAAGCTTCTCTGAGTATCTCTTTAACTGGTTCGTGGCTAACCCTGCGTCTACAGTGCAAGAAGCCAAAGCCGCGCTTAACTTAGATAACGATGGCCCAGTCTCAGGTCGCGTCTTTCAGATGTGGTCAAAGGGCTTACTCTCTAGGTCCAAAGGACAAGGATCGTACCGTTACACACCAACTCAAACTGTGTATCCCACGTTTACCATCGAGAAGCGCCGGGAGCTCATGGCCAAAGCCGTTGAAGCACGTAAACACAAGCCTAAGAAGATCAAGGTCAAGAAGATCAAAGCACCAGTGGCCACGGTCATATCTTTACCGCCTAAAGCCGCGCCTAGCCTAAACCCTAACCCCAATGCCGAGCAGATCGTTAACTCCATGTCTGTTGGCTTAGCCAAAGCGGTGTACTTGGAACTCAAGAAAGTATTTGAAGGATGAAAGAAGAAACAAACATTATCGATCGCTTAACCCGCATCGAGACGCGCCTTGCTAAATTCATGGAGGCGTTCGGTCTAAATCCTTACACAGGTAAGACTGATCCTCTAAGAGCAAAACAATTTAACTTACCTAAGGAGCCGCAAGATGAACCCAAATGATATACAAGTCGGCGGAGAACACTACCGATCAAAGACCATACAACCATGGGATGCCATGGAATCATGGATGACCAAGGAACAATTCAAAGGGTTCTTGTGGGGCAACGTCATCAAGTACGTCGCTCGTTGGCAAGACAAAGGTGGTGTGGAAGACCTACGCAAAGCCCGTCACTACATGGACAAGCTGATCGAGGTTCAAGTATGAACACCAACACAGGAACGATTACTGATTCCAACTACCCACACACAACTGGTTTTAACAACATGATTGTATTCAAAGGTCTTGTAGAAGTAGAGCGAGCAGCTAATGGATTCGTTGTTCGTATCGGCACACGGCAGGGAGATATAGCCACGACGTATGTGGCCAAGGATGTGTCAGAGGTCAACGGCATCATCACCGCTGAGATGGTCAAGTTTAAATTGGAGGACAAATGAACGATTTACTTTATTTGCTTGTAGGCCCCGCAATCGTAGTCATCATTGCATGGATGTACACCATGAAAGAACGTGAATGGGTGAGCCTGACCAAAGAAGAAATTTACCACTTGTGGGATACCAACTCAGAAAAGTTTGGCAGTGTGGAGGACTTTGGTAGAGCTCTTGAACGTGCTATACAGGAAAAGAATCCATGAAAACAATTATTCACGTTAATCAGCACGTCATAAAAGCTAACGCTAAGAATGGCACGAACGACCCAGTGCTGACAGTCAAGACATACAAAGAAAATCGCTATGCCCACGAGGTCACGATCAACGGATCAAGCAAGGTAGTGTATTCAGAGAAGCCGTTGTCTTGTGGTGCGCGAGTATGGATAGAGACTAATGCAGAAGTGGAAGTTGTTTGAAAAGTAACCACAACATCATTAGAGACTTACTTAAACGACACCCCGATGGTTTGAAGGCAAGCGACATAGCCAAGTTCACTGGCATAGAAGTTCGTTCTGTCAACAAATCATTGGAGGGTGTGTTTGGTGTGTACATNGATCGGTGGGAGTTAGCAACCTACCGCAACACGTTAGCGGCAATTTGGGTCGTCGTTGACGTGCCTGAGAACTGCCCTAAACCTAACAACATTGGAAGAAGAAATCAATGACACCTGTCTATATAGACTTTGAGACCTACTGGTCTACTACTCACTCACTGACAAGGATGCCCCCGACAGAATACGTCATGCACCCTGATACAGAAATACAAGCGGTGGCTATCAAGGTAGCTAACTTCCCGACCGATGTATTCTTTGGCGAAGACAAAATCCAACACGCATTGAACTGCATGGACTGGTCTGACAAGATTGCCATTGGGCACAACATGTCCGGCTTTGATTCCATGATTCTTGCTTGGCGCTTTGGTATTAAGCCCAAGATGTGGGGGTGTACCCAAGCCATGGCCATGTCCAAATACAAGAAGACTTGCGGTGTATCACTTAAGAACCTGAGCAAAGAGTTCAACATTGGTACGAAGCTGAGCCTTGAGGCCACGAATACTAAGGGTAAACGCTTAGTTGACTTCACACCTACCGAGCTTGCATCCATGAAAGAGTACAACAAGGTCGATACAGACCTGTGTGCGAAGTTGTTCAAAGAGTTGGCCAAGGGCATATCCAAGGCCGAGATGGTTCAGATCGACATGACTACACGAATGCTTGTGGAGCCTAAGTTCAATCTCGACTACAGACTAATCCGGGAGGCACAGGAGTCCGTTAAAGCCGAAAAGAGTCGCTCACTACGTGAGCTAGCCGAGCAGATCGGCATCGACGATATCGTGGACGAAGTGTCTGTCGAAGAACAAGTGCGTACCCAACTGGCTAGTTCGGCTAAGTTCTCCGAGTTGCTCACGAGCCTTGGCATCGATCCTCCCACGAAACCATCACCGACTAACCCTGCCAAGATGACACCTGCATTGGCTAAGACCGACGAGGAGTTCATCAAGCTCCAAGAACACGCTAACCCAATCGTTGCTGCGGCTGCAAGGGCGCGTCTCGAAGTCAAGTCCACGCTGCTGGAGACACGTCTCGAAGCGTTCATTCGTGCGGCTGATGCCTGCGGTGGCAAGTTGCCCGTGCCTCTTAGATACTGTGGTGCGGATACAACAGGGCGTTGGTCGGGTGAGCAATACAACATGCAGAATCTACCGCGTATAGGTAAAAACCCTAAGCCATCTGATGCTCTACGCATGAGCCTGCTTGCCCCCAAGGGCTACAAAGTTATCGTGGCTGATCTGTCCGGTATCGAACTAAGGGTTAACCACTACTTATGGAAGGTTCCGTCGTCTATGGGGATGTATGCGGACGATGCCGAAGCCGACTTGTACAGAGCGTTTGCGGCTGCAAGGTACGACATTGAACCAGATGCGGTTACAAAAGATCAACGACAACTGGCCAAGGTCGCTCAGTTAGGTCTAGGCTTTGGGGCCGGCGCGCCGACGTTCAAGCGTGTAGCCAAACTCATGGGCGGCTTAGAGCTTACAGACGCAGAGTCATTGAGTATCGTGACTGATTGGCGTGAGCAATATTCGGACATTGTGGATGGATGGAAAGCATTTCAAAAGAGTCTGACTGATCTGATGCAAGGCAACGAGACAGCCATCGATCCATGGGGTATGTGCGTTACTGAACACAAGGCGGTTCGTTTGCCATCGGGTCGACGCATTTACTATCCTGAGCTACGCAAGGAAGTAGACAACGGCAAGCACGAATGGTGGTATGGAGCAGGACGCCACAAGGCAAGAATCTATGCCGGGAAAGGTGTAGAGAATCTTGTCCAAGCCCTTGCACGAGATGTGATTGCGGGTAACGCTCTTGAGTTTCGTAAGCGCACGCAAATGTCGCCAGCACTCATGGTTCACGATGAGCTTGTTTATGTAGTGCCTGAGACTTACGCCGACACACTACTGAAAGAATTGCAAAGTATTATGCGTACACCGCCATCGTGGTGGCCTGAGTTGGTTACGTGGTCTGAAGGTGACATAGCTGATTGCTACGGCGACGCTAAGTAGAAACACGGGGTTGACAAACCACATACACACCTCTATATTAGTAGTTCGATCCCAACTGAATTATGAGTTGGGGCGTAATGTATTGGAAATTTATGATGCCTGCATGGACGTACAGCCAACTTGATTCATTCGAGAGCTGTCCAAAAAAGTTCTATCACTTAAAAGTGGTCAGGGACATAGTAGAGCCGCCTACAGAACATACTGTATGGGGTACAAGGGTTCACACNGCCTTTGAGAACTTCATTCTCCATGGAGAACTACTACCGGAAGGTATGACGCAGTGGCAACCTATTGCTAATAAAATTGCAAAGCTTGGCGGAGAGAAACACGCCGAACTTAAGTTTGCCATTGACAAGAACTTTCAACCTGCAGATTGGGACAACGCATGGAGTCGAGGCATCGCTGACTTGGTTGTCATCAATGGTAAGAACGCAGTCGTCATGGACTACAAGACCGGTAAGCGCAAGCCGACCGAGCAACTTGATCTATACGCAGCTTACGTATTCCACTACTACCCCGAAGTGCAAGAAGTTACAACCGTATTCGTGTGGCTCAAGGAAAAGAAATTAGATAAAAAGAAAGTCATGCGCAAAGAGCTAGCCGATGTATGGCAAGGCTTACTGCCACGGGCAATTCGTTTAGAGCGAGCCTACGACAAAGAAGAATGGCCTGCACGATCATCCGGTCTGTGTAAGGCATGGTGTCCTGTTATTACCTGCAGCTTCAACGGCAAGAGAAACTACTTATGACACCCGAAGGTAAAGTCAAAGATGCAGTGCGCAAACTACTTAAAGAGCGTACCATTTGGTACTACCAACCCATGCAAAACGGCATGGGGCAAGTCGGAATCCCTGACTTCATTTGTTGTTGGAATGGCCGGTTTTTAGGAATAGAAACCAAAGCCCCCGGCAAACGCAAAGATACGACAGCTAACCAAGACAGAGTGTTAGCCGAGATTATCAACCACGGTGGGTATTCAATAGTGGTTGACGACGCACAACAATTGCATGAATTTTTAGACAAAATCGCATGGAGAGCATGATGGCCACATCATCTAAACAAAAGTTAGCATACCAAAAAGAGTATAACGCTCGCCCCGAAGAAACGGCTAAGCGTGTAAAGAACAACGCCGCAAGGCGTGATGCCATCAAGACCGGCAAAGCAAATGTTGGCGATGGTAAAGACGTTGCCCACAAGAAGTCATTGGAGAACGGCGGCGGTAATGGCAAGGGTAATACCGCAGTGCAAGATCGATCAACCAATAGAGCATGGAGGAAAGGTAGTGGCAGTTACAACCCTGACAAATAATTTTCCAGTATGGTACGGCGGGGGAGAAANGCCAACACTATTTGGCTACTCAGTCCCCAATAATGTTTACGCTGTAGATCACTCTCTAGACGTTATGACTAATGATGTAAGAGTCGAATGGACAACAAACCCTGACTTCAAAAACCCGTGGCACTATATGGAACTTAAACGGCCTATAACCGAAGAACAAATAATCGCCCTCATCGTAGCAATGAAACTATCATGCTAATTCACAAAGAAAAGAAGGCAGTGTTACTTAAACTCAAACACCCTGAGAGAGTAACCACTGTCATACCATCAGCAGTAACAGTCAGTTATCAAGGCGGCAAAGTAGTTGCAGTGCCTCACAGACCTGATGAAACAAGGGTTCTGAGAAACTTAGGTTTTGAAGTCCCTGACCCGATGCCCATTCATTATGNATGGCCTAAGGTATCCGGCAAGCACGATCCATTTGAAGCACAGCGAGAGACCTCAAGTTTCTTNTCCATGCACAGTAGAGCGTTCTGCCTTAACGACATGGGAACTGGCAAAACTAATTCTGCTCTTTGGTCTTATGACTATCTGCGTAGAACAAGGCAAGTCAAGCGCATGCTCGTAGTGTGTCCGCTCTCTACCATGGAGCGTACATGGGGCGACTCAGTGTTCCAAACCTTTCCGCACCTTACAGCTACAGTGCTGTACGGCAACAGAGAGAGAAGAACTAAGTTACTTAAGCAGCTCTCTGACGTGTACATCATCAACATTGACGGTTTATCTATCATCAAAGACGAGCTCAAAGCCCGAGATGACATTGATCTAATTGTTGTTGACGAACTGGCCCTTGCTCGCAATGCAAGCACGGAGCGATGGAAGACGTTGAATGAAATTTGCAACAAACAAATGTCACGCCGAGTATGGGGTATGACAGGTTCACCTACGCCTAATGCACCGACAGATGCATGGGCACAATGCAAACTCATTACGCCGGACAACCAAGACTTACCTAAATACTTTGGTAAATTTAGAGACCTTGTAATGCGTCAGTTGACACAGTACAAATGGATTGCACGAACGGATGCCAACGACACGGTTTATCAACTTATGCAACCATCAATTAGGTATTCCCTAGACGACTGCGTTGACCTACCCGAGCAAGTGTTCTTGACCCGGGATGTAGAGATGACTGATGAGCAGAAGAAAGCATACAAAGACATGCTGAGCAAGCTCTCTACCGAGTACGCAGGCGGCCAGATTCTGGCGATCAACGAAGCGGTTAAGGCAAACAAGCTTATTCAAATAGCATGCGGTGTCGCTTACGGCATTGACGGCAACGAAGTAGTCATACCATCTAAGCCGCGCATGGATGCGCTGAAGGAATTGATTGACGAATCGAGTGGCAAGGTCATTGTGTTTGTGCCGCTGACTGCCGCATTGGAAACAGTAGCAAAAGAATTATCAAAAGACTGGGCTGTGGAAATTGTCCATGGTGAAACTAGCAAAGCTGACAGGGATAGGATTTTTTCTTCCTTTCAGAAAACTGACGACCCTCGTGTGCTTGTGGCTAACGCTGCAACCATGAGTCACGGCTTAACTTTAACAGCCGCTACGACCATTGTTTGGTACGCCCCCGTACACAGCAATGAGATATACGAACAAGCATGTGCGCGTGTAAGACGACCCGGCCAAACCAAGACGACAGTGATTGCCCACATCGCTGGCTCTGACATTGAACGACGTGTATACAAACGCCTGCAAGACAAACAATCTATGCAAGGAATTTTGCTTGAAATGATGAAAGATCGACCCGAATAGGGTTCACCCCTATTTACAAAGCGCCGCTACGAGCGTAAATTTAATACCCCCAAGGAAACAATATGAAACTATCGGATGCAGTAGGCTTATACGTCAAATTGCGCGATCAAAAGGCAAAGTTGAAAGCCGACTACCAAGAGTTAGCCGCGCCCGTCCAACAAAAAATGGACAAGTTAGAGGCTAAACTACTAGAAGTATTTAACACTACAGGCATGGATTCAATTAAAACTGAGTTCGGCACTGCATACACATCGACAAGGACAACGGCCAGTGTTGCTGACCGCGATGTATTCATGGATTACGTGAAAGCCCACGAAGAATGGAGCCTTATGGAAATCCGTGCGTCCGCCTCTGCTATTAAGCAGTTCCAAGAAGCGAGTGACGGGGACTTACCACCGGGGATCAACCTCGCNGTGGAACGTACTGTGAACATTCGCCGCTCTTAATNAACCCCCTAGGAAACAAAATGCAAATCATTCCATTTGACAGTGGCAATNTACCCGCCCACTTTAAAAAGCGTGTCTCCGGCCTCAACGCTGACCTCATGTCAGCCGGCGGCGGAGGATTCCCCGTAGTGTCCATCAAGGGCAAAGTCTTTGCCGTGGTAAAAGCTGGCGAGCGTAAAGTTCTGCCTAACCCCAAAGACCCTGACAGCCCTGCTACGAGCATTGACGCTGTGATCATCAAGGGCAACCCCGGTTCTGCCAAGGTGTTTTACATGAAGGGCTACGATCCTGAGTCTAGCGAGAAGCAAAAGCCTGACTGCTACTCAAACGATGGTGTAGCTCCAGCATCCGATGCGACTAACGCTCAGTCTAAGAAGTGCGCAACGTGCACACACAACCAGTTTGGTTCTGCTCGTATGGGTAAAGGTAAGGCTTGCTCTGATTCCAAGCGTTTGGCTATTGCCGCCGTTGACCAAATCAACGAGCCCATGTTGCTCCGCATCCCACCCGCTTCACTGAAGCCACTGTCTGAGTACGTGAAGTTCTTGGACAATCGAGGTGCTGACTACGATCAAGTGATTACAAAGATTAGCTTTGATATGGAAGCCGAGTCTCCCAAGTTGGCGTTTAAGCCTGTTGGTATCTTGGACGATGAGACGTACAAAGAAGTCAAAGAAATGTCTGAGTCCGAAACGGTTCGGGATATTATTGGCGGTAGTATGACTGCGGTACACGAGTCACTGGCCGAAGCAGATGTCAAAGAAACGCAAGCAGCAGCCGTTGCTACGGAAGAAGTGATTGAGAAAGCCAAGCCCAAAGTGGAAGCGAAACCAAAGGCCGAGAAGCCCAAAGCTGAGAAGAAGCCTGAGCCTGAGATCGTGGTTGACGATTTAGATATCGCCGACATTGATTTCGATGACTGATTGAATCGGGGGGAAAGCCGCTCTATACTTTTTGAAAGCTTGTAGACGGGCAGTTAGTACCCCCACCCACTTTGGAGTACATATGAGCTATGCAATCGAGGCGCGCAAAGTAGCTGGCGTCGTTAAAGAAGCAAACTTTGCTATCGCGGGTAAAGGATTCAACCATGGGGAAATCATTCTTGGCTTAGCCGAATTGATCGCCCGTGTAATCGTTGAGTCTGGCAGGAACAGCATCCAAATGGATGAGATGAAAGCCGCCGTCGTTAGCCACTTAGACCGAACCGTCACCGTTGGTTCGCATGCCACTGGGAAGAGCATTAT